TCAATCGCCCAGCGCCGCCAGCACGAGGCACCCGAGCCCCGCCAGCACCGCGATCGCCGCCGCCGCGGAAGCCACCCAGTGGAAACGGCGCGGCGCGTAGCTCAGCAGCCCCATCACCGTCTGCGCGGCCGCCGTGAGAGCGCCGAGCCAGAGCACCCAGCCGATCGAATGACCGGCGGCGCGCAGGCTGGCGACGAGCGACAGGCACAGCGCAACGCTGCCGCCGAGCTGCAGCCAGCGTCGCCACGGGCCGGGTGTGCTGCCGCGGCCGAAGACGTCCTCGCTGTGGCGGTCCATCGCGAGGCCCAGCGCGCAGAAGCCCGCGAGCGAGGCGGCGAACACGGTCGCGATCAGCAAGGCCTTCATCACGATCCCTGGCCCGAGGTGGCGAGCGAAGGCGAGTCCACCGCGTCATCGGCCGGGTCGGCCTTCGCGGCTTTCTTCGCCGAGGTGCTCAGGGCCTTGCGCCGCTTGCGTTCCACGATCCAGGCCGCGCCCGCGAGCCCCAGGCCCAGCGCGATCGACACCAGATCGAAGCCGGCGACGGCACTCGGCCCCGAGCGCAGGCTGACCGTGAGCGGCGCGGGACCGGTGAATGCGTTGAGCACCGGCAGCAGCGCGAACAGCAGTGCGCCCGCGGCCAGCTGCGCCTGCCACATGCGCAGCGTGGGCCGCGCGAGACCCAGCAGCGCGGCCGCGCCCCAGACCGCGAAGAACCAGCCGATCTCGGCCGCGCCGCGGTCGGCCGTGTCGAACGGCACCAGCCGGTTGGCCCAGAAGAAGGCGGCCATCGCGAGCGGCAGGCCCGCGATCGCGCCGAGGTTGAGTCCATCGACCAACCGCAGGCCGAAGCTCACGCGGCCGCCCTGCTTGAGCCGCTTCGCGAACTTCTGGCGCTCCTTCACGGCCCACAGCAGGAGGCCGGTGGCCACCATCAGGCAGCCCGCGAGACCGGAGACGAAGAACAGCGCGCGCAGCAGCGGATCGCCGAAACGGCCGATGTGCAGGCCGTAGAGCACGCTGCGCGTCTCGACGGCGGGCCGCATGCTGTCGCCGTAGGCACCGACCAGGGCGCCGGTCACGCCGTTGAAGACCATCGACGGTTGCTCGGACCCCAGTTGCGGCCCTTCGGCGCGGCGCACGATGACCGTCGCGTTGGCATCGTTCGGCGAATTGACCGTGAGGCGGCCGACCGGCGCGCCGCCCCAGTGTGCCGAGGCCTGCGCGAGCATCGGCGCGACCGGTGCCAACGGCGCCTTCTGGCCCGCGGCCTTGAACTGCTCGCGCACGCCGCCCGCGAAGGCTTCGGAGAAGAAGGTCTGCGTGCCGCCGCTGTCCTTGTAGGCCGCCTGCGGGCCCCAGGGCATGTACATGAACATCAGCGTGACGAGGCCCGTGTACGTGATCATCGCGTGATAGGGCAGCGCGAGCACCGCGGTCGCGTTGTGCGCGTCGAGCCACGAGCGCTGGCCCTTCTTCGGACGGAAGGTGAAGAAGTCCTTGAAGATGCGCTTGTGCGTGACGATGCCGCTGAGGATCGCCACCAGCATGAACATCGCGCAGAAGCCGACGATCCAGCGACCCCAGATCGCGGGCATGTAGTGCAGGTCGAAGTGCAGGCGATAGAAGAACTCGCCGCCGCGCGTCTCGCGCACCACCGCCGAGGGCTGGCCGCTGGCCGCGTCGAGCACCGCGCGGCCGAAGCGGTCGCGCCGGTCGCGCGGCGGCGAGCCGGCCGGCGGCGCGGGCCGGGTCCAGAACAGGCTGGTCGAGGGCTCGCGCTCGGTCGGCAGCGTGATGAACCAGCGCGGCGAGTCGCCCGCGTGCTGCTGCAGGTAGGCGTAAGCGCCCTCGGTGGCCTGCACCTGCGGCACCGGCGCGCGCGAGAGCCCGTGCAGCTCGGGCTTCATCCAGAGCGTGATCTCGTCCTTGAAGTACGAGGCCGTGCCGGCCGCGAACACCATGAACAGCACCCAGCCGACCAAGAGGCCCGACCAGGTGTGCAACCAGGCCATCGACTGGCGGAAGCCCTCCTTCATGCGCCCGCTCCCGGCGTGGGCAGCACCAGCAGCAGCGCGCCCAGCGGCGCCGCGGCGATCACCAGGCCGATCCAGGCACGCCACGCGCTGCGCGCCGCGAACACCCACATCACCGCGACCGCGAACACGAGGAAGGAGGCCAGCGTGCCGGTCATCGCGGCTTCGCTGCGCGCCATGCCGAAGGCCGCAGGCAGGCACAGCGCGAGCGCGGCGGCGGAGAGCGCGGCCACGCCGTAGCCGCCGGCGATGGCGGCGACGGCGCGCGAGGTAACGCCGAGGCGGTAGCGCAGGCCGGCGCTCACGCCGCGCGCCGGACGGCGTGCGAGGTCGTTCGGGAAGTCATGGAAAAAGGGGAAAGGCCAGGGCCGAGAGAATGAGAATAATACTCATCTGACACGAATTCCCCAAGGAAACGCCGTGCTATCTCGACCCCGGCGCAGGGCGATCGACGCCTACCCGGCAATCAACTCCGTTGCCGGCGTGATTGCGGAGATCTCGCCCGGGTTGGCCGCCTTCGGCCAGTAGGCAAACTCCCGGATTTCCCCCCAGATGGGGTCCTCCCCGCCATTGCGGTGTCCCAGGAACAACGCCGGAGAGATGTAGTTGGGGAGCATCGCCAGTCCCGTCACCACGGGGGCCAAGGCATCGACTTGAATGACAAAACGACCCGACTTCCAGGAGACCACGACCTTTCGAACTTGACCCGGCGGCACGACGGAGTATGGAACCACCACGGTCGTCTGTTCGACCCATTGCCTGTACACATTGGCGCTGACCGCGTTGTTCCCCTCGAGGTATACGAGCAGTCGATCCCCCGCATCGAGATTGCTCGTGACACCGAAAATCATCTGCGACACACCCACCGGCGCACGGCGTTGCACGAACTGCACGTAGAACGTCCCTTCCTGCAGGTTGCACCAGGGAGCCTGATGAAGATTGAAGATCGTCGCGGCATCCGACGTGCGCAAGAGCGCCTCGGCAGTGGTCTGGATGACCGAGGACGCGAAGGTTCCGGCCTCGTATTGGGCACCCCATGCATACATGCCGGAGACATTGTCTCCGGGACCGTTGCCGGTGGGGCTGCTCGGGTAGAGCGAAAAAGTCGCTTCTGTCGAGGCATCCGCTTGGAAGGTGACCTCGTAGCGACGCCAGCCATTTCCAGCGTCCTCCACCTTGTGGGAGGCAACGTAGAAGCTGCCAGTGGCAGACATCTCATGGGCGTTCCCCACGAGGTCGAAGTTCGCACTGACGGAATCCACGCCGGCGTGCCCCGCAACATAGATGAATCCGCGGACGCCACCCGCAGACTTGAGATAGGCGGAAGCCGTGTAGAACCCCGCGGCGGCGGGCTTCGTCGTAGTCTGGCGCACATTTCCCTGCCCATACGTTCCGGAGGCGGCAAGGACCAGTTTCGCCGCGTCTTGCTGGCCCGTCGGCGAGACTGCCGAGTTGCGCTCCACATTGACGTCATTGCTTATCCAGATGCCTTCGTCCAGGTGAAAGCGGGACGATTGGCGCAGGTAGTTCGCACGCCTACCTTCCACCAACAGCCCCCTGGCGGCCTTGGTCAGGGGGTCGAAATCGAAGCGCGGAGTCGCCGAGGCCTCAATGTTGCCTCCCGGTGCCACGCGCGAGCCGTTCAAGCCGCCCCCGCTTGCAAACAGTTGCGTGAAGGTTTTTTCGGTAAGAGTCGTTCCCATGCTGTCGCTCCTTATTCGCCTGCTGGCGATTCGTTCGGTTGATTCAGTGCCCCCGACCCTTGCGAGCCCGGTGACTGCTTGAGCATTCCGGGATGAGCCGGCACACGTAGATCGACCAATGGCCAACCTTGCAGCCAGTCATAGGCCTCCGTCTCGGCACTCGAGCACAGCGCTCCTATCGCTTCGTGGTGAGCCCGTTCGCAGGAGAAGCACGTCTGCATGTGCAATGCCAAGCGGCAAGCCAATGCATCGAGCTCCGCCAGACTCATGCGTACCCAGCCGCTGTCGAACTTGAAGTCCACCGCTTCGATGCCAGCACGCTCGGCGGTGACCAAGAGCGCCGAGAGTGAGTCGCGATCGGAGCGCTTGGTGCTCACGCGCAGGCCGTCGGGCAAGACCAGGCCGCCGGTCTCCAGCGCCCAGCGATGCTCGGCTACCTGGTCACGCAGCGCCTGGCGCCTGTCCTCCAGCGTGCGCGGATCAACCCAGGCATGCATCGCCCAATCGAAGACGCAGTGCTCGGTCGGCTGCTCGCCCATCGGAATCGATGCAAGCGTCTGCGGGTCGAGATAGTGACCTCCCGGTACGTCACCGATGAGAATACCTTCATGAGCTCCCGCCGCCTGCATCCGGCAGGCCTCCTCGTTGTGCGCGGTTCCGCGCGCGATGACGCGGCCAGTGACTTTGTCGTAGGCTGTGTAGTTGGGCATGGATTACCTCTGGCAGCTGAGTGCAAAAATGGAAGTGCTCGAGCCACCGAACGTGCCGACTGCGGCAATGCTGTGGTCGCCCGGTACAAGGTCCTTGACCACGACTCCCGTGACTGTCGAGCCTGGCACGCCAACGCCGACCCAATGCGCGACGCCGTCCACGAAGATCGTCATGGAGCCGCCGAGGCCACCGCCGGCATACGGTGGGATGAATGTCGAGGCAGTGATGTAGGTCAATATCGACGCTCCGTTGATGTTGGGCACCTTGTGAGTGATACCAACGGTCGCCCCTGTGTCCGAACGCCCTGTTGGCACAGTCACGGCACCTTCGGCAATACTGAGCGTCCCGATCACAGCCTCGCCAATCTTCAGGCCGTCGTTGTCCAGATTGAATTTCGGCCCCCACAGGCGAAATCTCGCGGCTTGGCTGGCCTGGTCGTAATGCATCACGAGACCGCACTTGTCGACGTTGAAGTCGACGAACATAGAGCCGTTGGGGTGCTGTGCGAGAACCCATCCCTTCTTGTCGTCGCGCCATTTGCCAGGACTCCGGATATATCCCCAGTCGTTGCCGGACATGTCGCCGTTGATCGTGATCCGCCCCGAACTGATGTAGTTCAGCCTCGAGATCGTTGCCGTGAGCTGTTCGACATCGAGCGAACGGGCTTTGATCGAACCATCGATGAACATGTTTCCGTTCACGCCGATGGAGCTCTCTCCACCGATGTCGCCGACGACAAACGGAAACCTCGTCTCACCACCCGGTCCGTCCTGCGCAATAGCGAACTTGTCGACTTGCACCACCATGCTCGACGTGCTGCCGTTGTTGTCCAGGATCAGTCCGGAGACCTTGCCATTGGCATCCACGTTCAAACGCCAGGAACCCTTTACCTTGCCATCCAGTTCGGCCAGCGCAGTGGCAGTGTTCGTGATCGCTACCGCACTCTGTCCGACCGACGTCGAGAGCTGTCCGATCTGCGTCGCCTGAGCGGTGAGCTTTCCGCCGATCGCATCGACAGAAGTCGAGAGCACCGACAGGACAGAGGCGCTGCTTTGCACTTTCGTTTCGGTTGCCGAGAGCCGCGTGCTCACGCCGGTGATGACACTGGCGCTTGCCTCGTCCGCCGTGATGCGGGCTGTACGCTCCTCGTAGATCAACCCGTTGGCCAAGCCGCCGAGGGAAAGCGGCTGCCATACCCTGAGGCCGACAACCGGCGTGGCCGCGAACGCCAGCCGCATGGACGGCCCCTTGACCTCCGACAAGCTGGCAGCCAGATCCGAACTCCCCGTCAACGCCGCGGACAGCACCTGCCGTTGGGCAGCCTCGGCCGAATCGGCCCTCGCCCTCGCGCTGGCTTCGCTGGTCAGCGCGGCCGAACTCGCGATCTGGTTGTTGGCGACCATGGTCGACAGCGCCCCCAGGCTCTGGACCTGTGCCGTGTCCGCATCGATCCGCGCCCTTTGCTCGTTCAACAGGCCGGCATTGGTCGTGGACAAGCCACTCGACAGCGAAGCAGCCAGGAGTTGCCGCGTCGCAACCTCCGCACTGTCTGCGTCGATGCGTGCCTGCCGCTCCTCGTACAGCAGTCCCGAGGTCAGCGTGGCGCCAGTGAGCGGGTCCCAGGCGCGCAGGGATGTTCCCACGAAGTCCAGGCGCACCGACGGCCCCACGACCGTGACCAAGGTGCCCGAGGCATCTGTGCGACCCGTGAGAGCCACGGACAGGCCCTGACGCTGCGTCACCTCGGCCAGATCCGCCGTCGATCGAGCGTCGATCTCGGTCTGCAGCGCAGCCGCGGAATCGACGAGGCCCGCCGACATCGAGGTCGACAACGCCGAAATCGTGCGGGCGTTGGCGGCATCGCCATCCGATCGTGCCGCCTGCTCGGTCACGATCTGTGCGTCGGCACGCGCCTTGTTGTCGGCCACCGTCGTCTCGAGGACCTGGCGTTGCGTCGCCTCGGCCTGATCTGCCGTGATGCGCGCCTGCCGCTCGCTCGCGATCAGTCCACCCGAGACGGCATCGATGTCGCTGCCGGCGTAACCGCCGCGCAGTTGGGCCGCCAGGGACTCGCGCGCAACGACCTCGGCCGCGTCGGCATCCGCGCGGGCTGCCTTCTCGGCGACGAGATTCGCCGACACCGTGGACAGGCCGGTCGAGAGCGAGGCCCCCAGCGATTCGCGGGCGCGAGCTTCTGCCGCGTCGGCGCCGGCTCGCGCGGTCCTTTCGCTCTCCAGCGCCGCATCGATGTTCGCCTTGTTGCCAACCACCGTGGCGGAAAGCTGCTCGCGCAGTTTCGCCTCGGCCATATCGGCGGCAACGCGCGTGTCGCGCTCCGCAGCAAGCAGGCCGGAGGTGAGCTGCTCGAGACTGCCGCCCACATAGGTTCCGCGCAGCTGGGCCGCCAGGGTCTCGCGTTCCGTGACCTGCGCCGCATCGGCACTCGCCCGCGCCATCGCCTCAGCCTGCAGCGCGGCATTCGAGGCGCCTGGCGATGGCCGCCCGATCGCCACCCAGTCGATCTCGAAGTAGTCGCTGGCCGACTGCGCCGCGGACAGGTCGATGCGAATCTGATCGATGCTGCCGCTCCAGCCCGGATTGACATTGACCATGCCGATCCCGGCACTGTCGTAGGTCGGCTCGACCATCGCCGCACTGCGCCCCTCCTCAAAACCGCTGTCGGCCTGCGTTCGCCAGAAGATTTGCCCGGCCCAGGCCGGCGCGCCCACCTTGCGGATCCGCAACCTCATCTGGCTGAAGATCGCGCCGGCACTGGCCAGGCCAGTGGGAGAAGTCACATAGGGATCGCCGACCCGGTTCGCCGGCCGCAGCCAGCCTGCCACCGCATCGGGCGCGCCGTTTCCGTTCCAGCCTTCGGCATCCGCATCGAAATACCAGATCCTGGTGTAGTCGAACTGCTCGCCCACACCCGCCGAGATCAAGGTCATTTGCTGCGCCAGCGCTTCGTCTTGGCTGGCGCGGGCGCTGCGCTCCTGGTGAAGCAGGCCGCTCACGACCTTGGAGAGATCGGACCCTTCGTAGCCACCCGTGAGCTGCGCCCGCATGGTCTCGCGCGCCGTCACTTCGGCGGCGTCGGCCGCGATGCGCGCCTGACGTTCCTCGCCCAACACGCCGCTCACGTTCGTGATGGTGAGAGGCTGCCAGACAGCGAGGCGCGATGCCGCGAGGTCCAGCCGCATCGAAGGGCCCTGCACATCGGCCAGCGTGGCACCCACGTTCGCCTGGCCGGTGAGCGCGGCCGACAACGACTCGCGGCTGCGCGCCTCGGCCGCATTGGCCGTGCTGCGCGCGATGGCCTCGCTGGCGATCGACGCGGCAAGCGTGGATTCAGCCAGCTGCAATCTCGTCGCAAGCTGTTGTCGGGCCGTGGCTTCGGCTTCATCACCGTTGGCTCGGGTGGACTGTTCAGTCTGCAGCGCCGCAGTCGTCGTCGAGAGCGAGGCGGTCAGGGTCGTGAGTTGCGAAGCGAGCGCGCCGTCGGCCTGCTGGCGCATGCTGGCTTCGTTGGAGATGGCCGTACCCCGTGCGGCCGCTTCGGCGATCAAAGCCGCGGCGCGCGCGTTCTGTTCCGCGGCAATAGCGTCGGCGCGCAAGTTGGCTTCGGCCTGCACTGCGGCCAAACGATCGCTGGCCTCCCTTGCCACCGCCGCGACGCGCGCCTGTACCTCTGCGGCGTCGGCCGCCGCGCGATCAGCAGCCTCATCGGCAATCGCCTCGGTCAGACCGGCGACCTGCCGCGTCCGGTTCTGCGCTTCTGCCTGCACGGCCTGCCCCCGCGCCTGCCCTTCGGCCACCAGCGCCGCGGCGCGGTTCTGCGCTTCCTGTGCGATCGCCGCGGCATTGGCGCTGTCGGACTGCTTCAACTGGTCGACGGTTTCCTGCAGCCCCTCCTGCAGTTCTTCCAGGGCCTCGTCGATGCCCGGCAGCGTGATCAGTTCCTTGAAGCCCGGCGCGCTGCGATTGCCCGCCAGGTCGACGGCGCACACCCAGTACAGGTAGGTGCCCGGCACCGTCTGCGTGTACTTGTAGCCGAGGGCGTCCACCAGGTTCAGCACGCGTGCTTCCGCATAGACGGAGCCGACGCGCACCTCGTAGCCCCGCAGGGGCTGCGTGGTCCCGCTCGCGGGCCACTGCAGTTCGACCTGGTCGCGGAAGGCCTGCCCGGTCAGCACGGGCTGCGCGGGTGACAGGATCTCGATGGCGGTCGACACCGGCGTGGACCACCGGCCCGTGGTGTCGCCGTGCGATGCCCACAGCTTGACCACGCCCGTCTGCAGCCAGCCGAGGTTCGCCTGAACCGCCTTGCCGGACCAGACCTCCGCGGCGGTGGCCCAGTCCGTGCCGATGCGCAGTTCGGTCAGGTTCCAGTCGAGCAGGTCGAGGCCCGCCGGCTCGGCCCAGCGCGCATGGACACCGTCGTTCTCCACGCCGAGCTGCAGCCCGCTGACGCTGCCGGGCGGCTGCGTCTTGCCGGTCACCACGTGCTCGACCATCACCCAGCTGCTGACCGCGTAGGGCGTCGCGAAGCGCGCGCGCACCTGGTAGACGCCGCCCACGGACAGTCCGAGCAGGAAGGTCTCGACGGCGTCGCCCGGCAGGTCGATGCTCTGCCATCCCTCGCCGGTCTGCATCAGCCGCCATTGCACCCGGATCGCACCCGTGCGGGCGGCCGCATCGTCGGCCCAGGGCGCCCAGCTCACGCGCGCCCGCACCACCGTCGATCCGCCCTGTTGCACCATCAGTTCCGGCCCGCTCTTCACCATGAGGTCCATCGGCGTCTGCGGCGCGATGAAGGGACTGGGAAGGTTGGTGTTCGGCGCGGCATCCGACAGCACCTCGTCGGCGAGGTCGTAGTAGGCGGGCACGTCCTCGATCACCTGCAAGCTCAGCGGCGCGTTGCGCTGGTAGCTCCAGTCCTGCACGCGGAAGGTCTTGTTGTTGAAGCCGTACAGCGCGCTCGAGAGCACGATCCGGTCGCCGGGCTGCAGGTGCCAGGCCAGCATCTTGGGATGGATCCGCAGCACCAGGCCACCGCGGCTCTGCTCGACGGCCACGCGCGCCAGCTGGTGGCAGCGCACGTGAGAGCCGGTGAAGGCCAGCGCCATGTCGCGGAACTTGTCCTTCTCGTCCTGCGCACGGAACACGGTGTTCTGGTAGGGCTTGAAGTCCTCGTTCACGCCATTGCGTGCCGCGTTCACGTAGGTGCCGCGCACGCCGTTGATCCGGTCCGCGCCGACGTTGGCGGTCTGGACCACAGCGGTCGGCGACAGCATGTCGACGTCCGTGAGGTTCAGCACCGCGGTCGACCATGCCCCGGCCTGGATGCGCCAGACGCCACCGGTCTCGAGCGAGAAGCCGGCCATCGACTCCTCGAGCTGCTGGCGGGTGCTCTCGCGGTCCTGGTCGGAGCGGAAGGCACCGTCGCAGGTGTAGCGGACGTTCGAGTTGCCGTAGTTCTCGGCGTCGACACCCGTATAGACCTGGTCGTCGCAGGCGCTGGCCGCGCCGATCAGCGCGGCTTCGTCGATCTGGTCGGCGGCCGCGAGGTAGCCGGCTTCAGAGCGGATGAAGTCCGCCAGGCACAGCGCCGGATTGCGCGAGTAGCGGGTCTGCCCGTTGCGTGGGTCGTAGACCTTCTTGCCACGGATCCGCGCGGTGATCGCGGGCAGTCCTCCCTGGAAGCGCTCGAACAGCATGTTCAGCGTCACGACCGCGTAGGTGTAGCCACTGAGCCGGTGCGCATCGGTCCAGAGATCGAGGTCAGGGAAGGTGGCCTTGAGGCTGTCCCTCATGAAGACGTCCGCGGTATCGACACCACCCGGCGAGGTGTGAAACTGGACGTTGACGGCGGGGCCTTCCGACGGCAATCCTTTGAACGGCGGCGGCAGCTGGAACTCGGCGCCATCGGTCCAGCCCGTCGCGTTGGGGCGACCGACCGAAGTGCCTTCGATGAAGATCTCGTCGATCGCCTCGCATTCATGGGCCGCAAAGACGATCACCACATGTTTGAACTGCGCTTGCCCACCGCTGTCGAGCACGGCCACGATCGAACCGCCTACGGGCGCCGGTGCACCGTAGATAGTGGTCCATGGCGATTCCGCGCTCACGATGGTCGTCGTGCGGTCGCGCAGGTTGGCGGCATCTTCGGCCGCCTTGCGCGCAGCGGCCTGGCGCGCCTGTTTGCGGGCCTGGGAGGCCTTCGACAGGCCCGAGACGACGCTCACGGCCACAGCGGCCCAGGAGGCGACCGTGCCGAGCGCAACCCCGCCGACGGTGACACCACTGAGAGCTGCACTGATGAGGGAGAAAAAGCCGCTCACCGGATCGGCTGACGCACTGCCGCAGACCAGCAGCAACGCCAGGAACGCAAAAAGACGAGTTGTCACGCCGCGCATGCAGACCTCCATGCAGCCACCGCTGCCGTCAAGGGAAGAAAGTTCATTCGATCCACGCCGAGCGCAGCGACGTGGGTGCCGGTGCAGATGCCGAAGCAATGACCGGAGACGCGGCCGATGCGGCCGCCACTGCGGGCGAGCACCACGTCGCCGCGCTGGGCGCACAGGCCGGGCTTCGACGGCCCGAGCAAGGCATTGCCCATGGCCTCGAAACCACCGGCGGCCCGCACGTAACGCAGCGCGGTCAACAGGCGCCGCGGCACCAGGGCACCATCGTCGGCGCGCAACGGGGCCAGCGGATCGGTGCCACGCACCTCGCGCACCCAGTCCGCCGCGAACGTGGCGCAGTCGTTCTCGAAGTAGGCGAAGCGCAGCGCGCGCCGGGCCTCGATGAAGGCGTCGAGATCGGCGTTCATTTGGAGCCCACTCCCAGCAGCTGGCGGTACTGGAGATTGGCCTGCAGCCACTTGCCCACCCACACGGCCGGGTTGCCGATGATGCTGGTGAGGTAGCTGAAGCCCATCTCGCCCGGATGCCGTGCCTGGTGCTGCGCATGATTCATGCGCAGCGCCGCCGGATTGCTGCGCACGTCGTAGCTCGCCGTGCGGCAGTCCATGCCGATCGACGCTGTCGTGCCGTCGCGCTCGATCTTCATCTGGTCCATCACGCCCACGAAGCGCAGCACCGGCTGGCCGGTGATCTGCAGCGTGGCCGCATCGACCAGCGCGATCCAGATGCGCACGCGCCGGTCCTGGTAGTCGGCCGGATCGCCGAGCGCGAGCGCGCGCGTGCCCACGTCAATCGGCGAGAGCGTCAGCGTGAGCTTCTCGGCCGCGCCGTCCTCGCTCTCGTGCAACTCGCCGATCGATCCCAGGTTGCCCAGGCCCAGCCAGGACTGACCCATCGTCTGTACGTTGACGGGCCAGGTGGTGTAGCGCACCGTGCCCGATCGAAGCTGCAGCTCCGCCAGCGCCATCACGCCGTAGGCGCCGGCACGGCTGGCCGCATCGAATCCCGAATTGGTGTTCACCGTCATTCCCAGGACTCCATCAGGTCGAAGCTGAAGCCGCCCTGCGCGCGCGACTCCGAACTCCAGTTGCTCTTCGTGTCGGTCCGGCGCATCAGGCAGGTCGGCCGGTCCCAGACGACCGCGCTGCCCGCGGCCACGGCGACGCGCAGCACCGGTTCGATCTGCACCACGATCAGGCCCGCGGCATCGGCGACCGCGTCGGCCTGCACGTGCAGCAGCTGGCGCTGGACCGACCCCTGGTTGACGCCGATCCAGTCGCCCTGCAGCAGCGTCTTGCCGGCCTGCGCGGCCCCCATCTGGATCGACAGCGACGATGCGCCGGCCAGTGCCGCCACCGCGGTCCAGGTGCCGCGCGCCGTGCCGCGCGGCACCGGTTGCAGCAGATCGCAGATCGCGAGCACGTTGACCTGGCCGCGCAATGCGTGGGCGAGCGCGCGCCATTGCGCGGCCTCGCTCATCGAGGGAATGCGCTCCTCGCTCACGAGCGCGCAGGTGCGCCGAGGCGGTGCCAGCACGGCCACCTGCGTGGAGCCGGTGTCGCCGCTGCTGAAGCTCAGGTCGAATGTCTGCAGGCCGAAATCCTGGCGCTTGACCGGCAGGTTCGGCGGAAGTGTGACGATGCTCATTGGGGCACCACCCGCATGCGCTTGAGTTGTTCCATCTGACCCTCGTTGTTGGCTTGGAGCACGCGATCGAGGTCGGCCATGACGGCGCCCCTGTCGGATCGCGAATCGATGTAGAAGACATTCGAGGGCGCGAAGTGCAGCGCCTGCGCGGCCGCACCGCCTCCCTGCAGGCTCACGCCCAGCCGTCCGTCGGCGCCGCGGCGCAAGGGCATGATGGCCTCGGCCCCCGCCTCGCCCATCAGGCCGATGCCCTTGGCAAACGGGAAGAACGTGGGGCGGTCGACGATGCTGCTCGAGTAGGCGTGCAGCGCGGGCGATGCGAAGACATTGCCCTTCGCGCTTCCGAGGCCGAAGAACCTGAACACGGTGCTGAAGACGCTTCCCAGCCAGTCGCCACCTCCACCGCCGCCTCCTCCTCCGCTCCCGCCCCCGTTGAACAGCCCCGTGATCGAGTTCGACAGCCACCCGGTGAACTTCTCCACCGCGGGCTTGAGCGTCGCGTCGTAGAGCGCATCGGCCAGCGCGCCGGAGACCTTCTTCTTGAGGGACTCGGCCATCTTGTCGAGCGCGCCTTCCTGGCCCTGCATCAACCCGGTGATGCCGTCCTTGAACGTGCCATTGAGATCGTCCGAGAGCTTCTTGGAGCGGCCTTCCTGCTCCTTCTTCTTTTCCCCGGCCGACTTGATGCCTTCGGCTTCGCGCGTGACCGTCAGCAGAGCCCTCTCCGCGTCGATGCGCTGGCTCAGCGCATCGATATAGCCGGGGATGACGTTGTCGGTGGCTTCGAGGTCGCGGTACTGCTGTTCGAGCTGCGCGATGCCCAGCTCCCGCAGGACAACCTGGGACTTGCCCTGCTCCTCGTTCCTCGCTTTCAAGGCCGCCGTCTGGTCGAGAACGCTCGAGGTGGCCCGGCGCATCGACTCTACGGACGGGTCTTGCCGTTCTCCCGCCGAATCCTTGACCGTAGTGGCACCGATCGTGGCCTCTTCGCCCTTGCGCGACCGCTCGGGCGCCTCGCCGGTGCACTGTGCACAGATCACCGTCGCGCCGGCATTTACGCCCTCGCGTGAGATCGAGCGCGCGCTGGCGTCCACCCTGCTCACCGGCAGGGATTTGCCCGGAAGGTTTGCACCGCGATCGGCACGAGCGCGGTCGACACCGATGACGCTGGGTTGCTTCAGCCCCTCGACGATCCGTCCGGCAAGGCTTTTCTCGCGTTCCTCTTCGGACTTCCGATCCGCGTCTTGTTGAATCGAATCGATGGCCGAGTTGGCCTGCCGGGTTCTTTCGCTCTGCGCCGCATTGCCGCGCGCATCCGCTCGCACGATCTCCGCACGCAGCGCGACGTCCTCCCGCGCTCTTTTCGCCGCCGAGGAACGATTCGGGAAACCGATCACGGCATCGCCACCGGTCACAGCGAACCTCCTGCCCTCTTCGGTTTCCCGCTCGTCGAAGCGCTTCTGCAGTCGGGATGCTTCGTCCAGTCTCTGCTGCGGGGTCTTTCGCCGCCCCCATTCGCGCGCGCCATCATCGATGGATGCTATGAAATCCGTCCCCGACTGCACCAAGCGATCGAACAAACCCCGGTTTGCCGCCGCGGTCCTCGCTTCACGGATCCGCGCTTCGGCGAAGAGCTTCTGAGCCAGGTCGCCGGCCGCCTCCTTCTGGCCGCCCGCCTCGAGCTTGCCTATCCGCTCGTACTCCGCCGGACCGAGAAACCGGCGCTCCCTGTTCAGTTCACGCGAGGACTTCGTCGGCTCGTCCCGAATCTTGGAGAACAGTTCCGTCGCATCCTCGATCGGCACCTTCCCGAGTCGATTCATCTCCACGACGGCCGTCGCCGCAACCGGCATCACGGAGCCGGACACCTTTCCGGACTGCACGAGCTTGACCAGGGCCTCCGATGCAAGGGCCTGCGTGGCGCCCTGCTTCGCGATATCGCTGGCAATCTTCTGAAGCTCGCTGTTCGAGAGGCCTGCGTAGTTGCCCGACGGGATCTTCGCGTTGGTGTATTCGACGTCCTCTCGGCTGCCTTTGAGTCCGGCTTTGTAGCCATAGGCGAGGGTATCGAGGGCAGCCTGCAACCTGTTCCCGGCAACCAGATTGGCGAGGGTTTCGATGGCTTGGCCGACCTGCTGGAGTTGGCCCGGCGCTGCGGAGGCGCCTGAAGCCGCGGTTGTGTTTCTTGATGGGAGAGCCATGTCCGTATGGTCCTTTCGATAGAAAGAAAAAATGAGGCCGACATCCGTCAGCCCCACGCTTCTTCGATGGGCCGAGGGCCCGTGCCGCCGCTAGGCGTTCAGCACCGAGATCCCCTCGTCCTCCATCACCTGCAGCTGCAGGAAAACCTCGCGCTGCCGCGCACGCGGAATGCAGAGGCGCCGCATCGCCACGTCGACCGCACCGAAGTCGAGCCCCTGGTGCCACGTGCCCGCGGGCCCCGCGACCACGCGCCACTGCGTGCGGCAGGCGTGGAACACCTCGAAGGCCTCCTGGTGTTCGGGCCAGAGCTCGAAGATGCGGATCTCCTCGCTGCCGGCCGCCGGCGAGACCAGCCGGACCGGATCGAGTCCGAGCGACGCACACTGGGTGCGAAGCTCGTCGTCGAGTTCGTCGTGAACACGTGTGTCGGCGCCGAGCACGTAGCGCGCGGCGCCCCTCAGTTTTTTACGGCGGCCGGGTATGCGTGCTCGAAGTAGCTGTAGGTGATGGCCGCCTCGAAGCCCGGCCATTCCTCCACCGCCGCGGCACGGTTCTCGGGCGTGCAGATGAAGGGCAGGCCGTCGTCGCCGGCCAGGCCCTTCCAGTCGGCCAGCACCATGTCGAGCAGTTCCCGGTCGTTGAGGCTGCGATCGTCCAGGCGACGCTGCAGGGTGTCGTTCTCGGTCTTCGTCAATCGCTTGAAGACCGCGTCGAAGCGCACCTCCTCGACCTGGCCGTCGCCCGGCACGCGCATGAGGACCGGCGCGGCGAAGGTGGGCTTGATCGCGAGCTTGAGTTTCTGGGGCATCTGGTGTGTTCCTTTCGTCTTCCGATGAACCCGTCGCTCAGCGCACGACGATCGACCACTCGTCGTTGCCCGCGCCGCTGGGCACGAACTCGAGCGGCACGGTGATCATCTGGACGCCATCGACATCGCTGTAGGTGGGCTTGCCGATCTGGGCGCGCGGCGACTTGATCTCCACCACGTTGGTCGCGCCCTGGCCATGCTTGAGCGCGAGCGCGACGCGCGTGCCGCTGCGCGCCATGCCGATCCAGTCCTTCACGGCCACCGCGGTGTTCTCGAAGGTGACGGAGCCGGTCGACACGCGCGCGGTGATGTCGACGGCATCGATGGTCATCAGGTCCCGCTTGACGACGGTGTTGCCCGCGTCGAAGGCGAAGGCACTGGCCGCGACGCCCAGGCCATCGAGGCTCAGCGTGGTGTTGGCCTTGTTCACGCCCAGCGGGTCCATGAACTTGCTGTAGTCGGCAGTCGGCAGCGGTGCATCGGCAGCCGGCACGAACAAGCCCGTGAATTCGAACTGCCACTTCGGGATGCCCTTGGCATCGACGGCGGCCTTCACGTTGCCGTGGGCGTCGGTCATCTTGTAGACGGTGCCGTCGACGTTGCCGTAGATGGTCAGCGACTCCAGCACGTCGGTGGTGGGCGCGAAGGTGGTGCTGACGCCGGCCGCGGTGGTGACGCTGATCGCACAGCCGCGCATCAGCGGAGCATAGGCCGGCACGTCGCCTGCCGCGGCCACGCCCGCCATCTCGACCGAGAAGGCGATCTTGCTGTACTGGGTCACGAGCACCGAGCCGCGCGAACCGAAGTACGGACGCACGTTGTCACGCTGGATCACGTCGCCTTCGATGGGCGTGAGCGTGACTTCGCTCACCAGGATCGCATTGGCGGCGCCGGTGGGTGCGGCGTCGGTGCCGCGCACGGTTTCGGCCTTGGCCAGGATGGCCATCTTGCGCATGAGTTTGGGCATGTTTGCGTTTCTCCGTTGGTTGAAAAAGCGGGTGAAAGGGATGGAATCGAAAGAGCCGAAAAACACGCACCGATTGCGCGATGCGCCTGGCACGACCGCCCGGTTCGCACGGGCGCGTCGATGCCGTCCTTGCCGATGCGTGCATGCGGCGCAGATGGAGAGCGGCGGGACCGAACGGACACATCGCCGTTCGGCACCCGCCATCAGCGGGTGGAAAAAGCGCGGACGCTCAGAGGTAGCGCCAGGTCCTCAATCGCAACGTGGCGCCGTGGCACTTGAGGCCGCAGAAATCGACGAGGCCCACCTCCGCGACCTGCACGCCGTCGGTGTCCTCGGTGTCTTCGTCCTCGTCCTTCAGCGGCGAAAGCGCGCAGGCGCCCCCAAGCGTCGGATCGGCGCGCACCGCATCGCGGATGGCTTCGATCAGGGCGTCGAACGCGAGCTCGGAACCCGCGGCGTCGTCGAAGGCGAGGTAGCCGCGCAGGGTCCAGGTGTCGATGGCGACACCACGCACCGCATTCAGCGCGTGTTCGCTGGTCTGCGCGCGGCGCAGCCACCAGCCGCGCAGCTGCAGGGCGTGATCGGGCAGCTCGTGCAGGAAGAGCGCGCGCAGCGCCGTCTCGTCCGCGAGATAGCGCTCGCGGTCGTGCACGCGGCCGATGGCGGGCACGGTGCCCAGCGTCTGGACGATGGCGGTGCGGATGGTGGCGAGTTGATTCATGCTTGGGCTCCGACAATCACGTCGCGCAAGTAATGCACGGCAGTTGCAAAAATAAAAGACATCGAATGGAGGCGTTCTTCGTTGTCGTTGGATCCACTGTCGCCGAGAAGGCCGCGATCACCGAGGCGGACATCCGTCCTCCGACGGTCTCGAGGCAGGCGTCAGCTGCCGCTCGCATTGCTGCGAAACCACTGCTTGATGCTTTCGGCAAGCAGCGCAGTCGCGATGGCCATCGCACCGCCGGATGCGGCGCCGAAGGCAGCGGCACGCTGCTCGACCGCACGCAAGCGGCTGTCGAGCGAATCGAAGCGCGCATCCACGGCATCCATGCGACGGCTCTGACGGTCCTGGCCTTCCTTGAGGGCCGACACCAGGCCGTGGATCTGACCGAGCAGGAACAGCTCCTGCGCGCGGATCTCCGGATCGTTCATGGCACGGGCCTTTCCGTGAGGAACTCGATCAGCGCGGCGTGGCGAAGCCGGTCGGCCGCACAGGCGCGGGCATTGAGCCGCTGGTTGTCCCACGCGTCGTCGACGACAAGACCGGAGTCAGCAGCACAGGCCGCGTCGGAGGTATCAGCAGATCCGCAGGCACCGGCAGGGACATCGGTTCCCGCCAGCGCGCTGTTCCACATCCACACAGCAGCGAGGCTGAGGCGATGGCGATCGTCGCCGACAGGGCCTGGCGGTGCCGCCTCGACGGCATCGTGCGGCAACGGCGCAGTAGCCTGCGCGCCGCGTGGGACCCGATCAGGGCGATCACGCGCAATGACGGGAGGGAGCACGAGAGCCACGCGCTGGCGCAGTTCATGGGAGATTCCTTCGAGAGCGAGATAGCGGGTCTGCAGCGCGCCCGCATCCAGCTGATAGCGGGTGGAGGCGGCGCGGCCGCGTTCGTATTCCTTGCGCAGGGCCTCGGCGGCGGCGGCATTGCGTTGCGCCTCCCTGCCCTGCCAAACCAGGCGCTCGCGTGTCGCGCCGGCCTCGTGGATGGCGGCGGCGAGCGCCGCGAGAAGGCCGATCGCCAGCATCGCCCCGGCGAGACGGAGCCAGGCCCTGGAGCTGCTGCTCATCCGGCGGCCTTCAGGCATTGCGCATGCAGGCGCAGGCGGTCTTTCCAGAGGCCCGCGCAGACCTTGTTGCCCGGCGCGGAGCAGTCGGTGCCGCCCGCGTACTTCCAGTCCAGGATGGCGTTGCAGGCCCCTTCGTAGTCCTCGGCATTGAGCCGGGTCACGAGCGTGGACACGCGGCCTTCGCGTCCGCCCGTGCAGAAATTGAAGGCACCGATGTTGTAGGCCAGGCTCACGTACGCGTCGTACTCGCCCTGGTGCAACGGCACCTTCACGCATTGCTTGAGCGCGCCCTCGTAGCTGCGGATGTCGCGCAATGCACGCTCGAGCGCGGGCACCGGCGTGGTGGTGTCGCCCATGCGCACGCCGTCGGTCGAGCCGAAGCCGATCGTGGGGACGGCGCTGCCGTGAACCGGATCCGGATAGGCCCGGTCGCTGTAACCCTCGCGCGCGACGATGCCGACCAGGCCCGCCGCGCTCAACGCCAGCGTGGCGAGTGCCTGCCGGGTGATGCCGCCTCGCGCTCGCGGACGCGACGCGTTCGATGGATGGATGTTGTTGTTGCCCATGACCAGATGGTCTGGCAAGGGGCATCGAACACTGAGGCGGACAGGTGTCCGCCGAGGGGGTGCGAAGGCCGCGGGCAAGGCCGCGGCACTATGCCGGCGGCGGCCTCCGGCCCATGAAGCGCAGGGTCAGATCTCGCCGCCGTGCCAGACGACGCGGCCGCTGATCCGAAGGTCGGCCGCCTGTTCCGCGCTCAGCATCTGCGGCTTGTAGGCCGGGTTGTAGCTAATGATCTGCAGGCCGCCGGTCGAGAAGTCCCGTTGCAGGACCTTCACGTAGTCATGGCCGTCGAGCTGGATGACATAGACGCCGTCCTGCTCGAGCGACCGGATGGCGGTGTCGACCAGCAGGATGTCGCCGTCGTTGATCTTGTCGGCCATCGAATCGCCGCGCGCATGCACGATCCTCGCGCTGGCCGGCTTGACGCCCTTGCGCGTCATCCAGGAGCGGCTGAACGCGAAGCGGCCCATGTTCTCCTGCGATCCGTTGAAGGCGCCGTTTCCCGCGCTGACCTGGACATCGAGCAGGTCGATCAGCACGAACAGCTCGTCATCGAGCCCCGAGGGCGGCGCACCCGCCTTGCCGGCGGGAAAGGGATTGAACTCGGCGGGATCGACGCCGAGCGCCAGCGCGATCACGTAGAGCTGTTCCAGGCTGGGATCGCTCACGCCGCGCTCGATGCGGCCGACGGTATTGAAGTGCAGGCCGCTGCGCTGGGCCAGGTCTTCGATCGTCAGCCCCTTTTGCTTGCGCAGATCCCGTACGCGGCCGCCCTGGGCGTGCGCCAGTTCGCCCACCCGCGATTTCACGTGGCCTTCGTCGACGGGAGGAGACGGCGGCGGTGTCAAGACAAACCTCGATTCGAGTTCATAGCATCAACACTAGACATAAACCAGGTTTCAGTCAACACAGAATACGACTTTTATCCACGAGACACCTCTCATAGGTCTCATTTCGAATGTTTAACTCGATTTGTGTTTATCATTGCAGCAACAAACACAAAATGCGATTAATCAATGATCATGTGTCTCATCAGGGTCGTAAAAACACTGTTTCTAGTGTTTTTTGGTCTTCCGCTCACTCTAAACGGTTTTGAACTTCAGGCCGAAGTGCGTGCTTTCGGGCCTGTGGAAGGTCGCCAGAGCGGGGAGATGACCCGATGAACGCGCCTGGCTACATGGACGAACGGTGGTTCATGCTGCTGCGCGCCGCCTGCCGCGGACGCAGGCAGGCCGCCATCGCCGCCCGGCTCGGCCTGAGCGGCGGCACGGTGAGCCAGGTGCTCAACGGCACCGGGAAATACGGCACGGGCCAGGCCACGACCACGCGGATCGCCCGGCGCGTGCTCGAGGTGCTGGGTCACGGCGGCGACGGCCCGGCCGGCGCGAAGCCGTTCCGCCATGCAGCGGACCACGCGGCAGGCAGCGTCCTGGCCCGGCGCATCTGCGCGACGCTGCGCAAGGAAGGCGGCTGGTGGTCGGCGCCGAATCTGGCGCGCCACTGGTCCTCGGCCGGCGACCTCGAGGCCATCGAGACGCAGCTGCAGGCGCTGCATGCCAGCGGCCTTCTCCAATGCCGCCTGCTGCCTTCGGCGCCCCAGCAGCCGACCTATGCCATCGCCGCGCAACGCGTGGCACCCCGCGCCTGCGCATTCAGTTCCGAAGGAGCTTTCGCATGACACAGCCACGCCCTTGCGGGCATTCCGTTCCCCTGCCTTTCGGGCGGCACGCCGATGCGGCGCGGCGCGCGATCCTCGGCCACCTGCAGGACCGCGGCGCGGCTTCGCAGACGGAGCTCGATCGCGTGCTGCGGACGCGCATCGCCGACCACCGCGACGACCCGGCCTGCTCGGGACTGCGCCAGCTGCTGTCGCTGCTGGCCAGGGCCGGCCACATCCATCGCATCGGAGCGCGGGGCAAGCGCCGGTGGAAATCGGGAACCGGGCCGCTGACCGAACGGACCGCCGCGGCGCGCCAGATCCCGATGCTCGGCACCAGCGTCTACCGGCCACCGGTTCCGTCCGCGGTACGCCAGGGTGCGATGGACTTCACCCGCATCCCCAGCGTCCTGCTCGGGCGCCGCTGTCCCTATCGCGCACCGTCGCCGCTTTCCGCGCCGGGTGGCTGACGCCATCCGAACGCCCCGCCCTTTTTCCAACCATTCCAGAGGAGTTCACATGCAACAGATGCACGCACATCCAGGCCATCGGCAGCTCGAGGCGTCGATGCCGCGCCCGACGATCAAGCCCATCGACCGCGACCGTCACCACGTGGTCCGCCAGCTCTGCGAGGAAGCCAAGCGCCAGAGCGCGGCGCTGGTGGGCTTCAAGGTCGCGGCGATGAGCACGGTGCACGAGTTCCTCGAGCGCAGCCTCATGGACTACGACGTGCACCGGGGCGGCAAGAAAGGCAACGTGACGCTGGTGAGCGCCGACGGGCGGCACAAGGTCGAGCGCCGCGTGCAGGACACCATTTCGTTCGACGGCCGGCTGCAGGCGGCCAAGGCGCTGATCGACGAATGCATCCAGAACTGGAGCAAGGACATCAACGCCAACATCCGCCTGCTGGTCAACGATGCCTTCCGCATCGACCGGCAGGGCCGGATCAACACCGCCCGCGTGCTCGCGCTGCGACGGCTGGAGATCGCCGACGAGAAATGGCAGCAGGCCATGCAGGCCATCGGCGACAGCATGAGGATCGCCGGGACCAAGCCCTACATCCGCTTCTACGAGCGCGATGACGCAACGGGCGAGTACACGCCCATCCACCTCGACGTGGCGGCAGCATGACGGCGCCCGCGCACGCCCTCTGCGCCTGGTGCCGCCCGCTCGAGCCGGGCGCGCCTCCCGCGGCATGCGAGACATGCGGACCGCCGCATGAAACCAGCGACCCGGCTCCGCCTGCGCCGCCCAAGGTGCAGATCGGCCCGACCGACATCTGA